GCTAAACTTCATGCAAAGAATATTTTTAATAAATTTAAAGCGATCACCGCTGACAGAGGTGAGATGCCGTTATGAATTATTCAGGATGGAATTATGATACTCCTAATTCAAGACCTTGGAAACTAGATATTAATAATGATGATACGGTAACTGTTGATACCTATCAGGATGTACAGTCTATCATAGACAATAATAAGTTAAGTCTAAATAACTATGGCGATAAACTTACATTCGGTAAAGCAAGTAAAGACCACGTTGCCGCTTCAATTCCATTAAACACTTGGGAAAAGTGGCGTGAAGAAACAAAAGTACCTGACGGATTGGGTGGCTGGTTATACATGGTCGAGCAAGACCGCAAGGTTCTTGCTGCATATTTAAACAATCCTGATAACAAATATCTCAGGACTACACCAACGAGGATTTAATCATGTGGTTATATCAACCCACGTTTTCCAACGATCAAAAGCCTATTGTTAATAACTCAGTCTGGTTTAATAGTAAGAATAGTTAATGGCTATTTCAACCTACAGTGAACTACAAACTGCTGTAGCTAACTGGCTAGACAGGGATGATCTAACAGATAGGATAACAGAGTTTATCGCTTTAACGGAGGCCCGTATGAATCGGATTCTCCGTTTGTCGATAATGCTGAATGTAGATCAAACTACATTAGGAGGGGCCGCAGCATTAGTGGGCGGGACCAGAGATTATGCGTTGCCTTCTGGTTATCTTCAGATGTTAGATTTCCATTTGAGGACAGATCCTATAACTACATTATCCTACCTAACTCCTGAGAACATGAACAGGATGTGGGCTGGTAGTGCAAGTGGAAAGCCGCTGGCTTATACTATCTTCTCAGATAATTCTAGTGGAACACCTATAAAGAAGGTGAAACTTGGTCCTTCGCCAGATTCTGCTTATAACTATTCAATGATGTTTTACAAGAAGATTGATGCTCTTTCGATTACTAATACTACAGAGCAGATGTTGACAAACAATCCAGATGTGTATTTGTATGGAGCGTTGATGGAGGCAGAGCCATTTCTAATGAATGATGCTAGGGTTCAATTATGGGCCACGGCTTTTCAACAGGCTATTGCTGATTTGCAGGAACAAGATAACAAAGACCGTCATTCTGGTAGCACAATGAGGGTTATGAACACAGGCGGGTATCACTAATGGCACTAGAATCTGGCAATTATATTGATGATCTGGTTATCACAAACCCTACGGCTTCAGACCCGATTAGTCAGGGCGACGATCATCTTCAATTAATCAAGAAAGTTGTAAAGCAATCGTTCCCGTCTGTTGACGGAGCGGTACATGCTATTCATCCGTCTGCGACAGCACCAGCAACATCCCTTACTGCTGGCCTTGTGTGGTTTGATACGACTGCAAATGTATTAAAGATAAGGAACGAAGCTAACGATGCGTGGGTTGAACTAGCAGTATCAATCATAACAAGCAACTCAGTAGACGTTAATGCGGGTACTGTTGACGGTGCAGTGATTGGCGGGGCAACTCCTGCGGCAATTACAGGAACGACACTAACAGGCAATACAAGCCTTGCACTAGCTACAGGCGCTACAGTAACAGGTGTGGATAACGCAACCCTAGCAACAGGCAGTGCGACTCTATTAGCCACTCAGGGCGCTATTAAGACGTATGTAGACGCTCAATTAACCGCAGAAGATTTAGACTTTCAAGGTGATAGTGGAACAGGTGCAGTAGACCTAGATTCGCAAACATTGGATATAGCTGGTGGTTCTGGTATTACCACTACTGCTGGATCGCAAACCCTAACTATTGCTGGTGATGACGCAACTACATCGGCTAAAGGTGTAGCATCGTTTTCCTCTGATAACTTTGGCGTGTCTTCTGGTGCAGTAACGATTAAAGATGGTGGTGTAGTCAACGCTGAGTTAGCAGATATGGCAGCGAATACCGTTAAGGTTAGGAATGCTAACTCCTCTGGCGTACCGTCTGATCTTGCTTTGGCTACCACTGAGGTTATGATTGGTGATGGTACAGGCTTCACAGCAGCAGCATTATCTGGTGAT